GAGCAGTACCCTCAGCGAATGGGTTAGCAACCATACCGTAACGAGTCTTGAACCCGATTTTTGGTTGGAAGGTGTTCTCACCAACGGCACGAACCATTTGGAGAGGAACATAAGGACAATAGAAGAGACCAGCATCATAAGGTGAAGAACCCTTATAACCTACAACGTAATACTGGTTAGCAGATACGTTAGCAGCATATGGGTCAATGTATACACGATACTTGCCTTGAAGAACACCAGCGAAGGTATTACCGGTGTCATCAACGTTAAGATTAGCGTTTAGTGCTGGGGTGTAATCAAGAACGCCTGCCATTGTGAGTGCCGAAGCAACATCAGCGGAGCAGAGAATCATATTACCCTTTCCTCTACGAGTTCTTTGTGCGATTGCGTTAGCATCACGCTCGATTTGGAAAAGAAGACCCTTGAACTTTTCAACGGACCAACGACCATTAGAATCAACATCAAGGTCAAAGATACCTGCGGTAGCAGTGTTGACAGCAGCACCTTGCTCAGCAATCTTGTAGATTGTACGAATAACTTCTCTGTTGATTTCCGCAAGGATTTCGGTTGAGAGAATGTTAGCAAGTTCTGCTTCTGCGTTTAGACCGTGGATTGCCTTGAGGTCTTGTGCGAGTTCTAATGAATACTCAGCTTTGAGTGCTCTAGATTTTGCAGTCACGGTTACTTTCTCGATTGAGAAAGCCATTTCATTAAAATGGTTACCAGATGTTCCATTTCCAAGGTTTTCTGCATCACCAGTATTCATTGCTTGACCAGTAGCATAACTAGCAGTCGATGCGGTTCCAACTGGATTAAGAAGACCTGGATTGCTTCCTGCTGGATTTGAAGTAGTACCGAAACCAGCAACACCATCGGTGAAACCACCAGTAACATCGAAACCAGAATCTTGACCAGAGAATGAAGTATCTGCTTCGTTGAAGAGTGCTTCAGTTCCAGTCTGAGAAGCGTAGCGTGAACGCATTGCGAAAATGAGTCCAGTAGGACCATTCATTGGTTGTACGCCAGCGAGGTCATAAGCGACCAAGTTAGGCATAGAACGACGAATTAAGCTGATTAGAACTGGATCGAAACCTGCTACAGGTCCTGTTGCGACAGAACCAGTTCCTGTGTTTGAGAATCCACCAGTGCCTGCTGACATTGTTGGTGATTCATAGAGGAATTGATTTTCCTCTCTTAAGAATTTTTCTTGGTTTTCTAACAGGACAGCGGTTACCATTTTGCGATGTGAGTCCTTGATTGAATCAAGACCCTCATAGTTAAGGAGTGGTGCCCACTTATCCTGCAGACGTTCCCCATCGAACATTTGCATTTGTTTTACCTCTTTTTAAGAAATTGTTAGTTTGATTTATAATTTAAAAATCACTTTTTAGAAACTCGGCTCAGGGTCTGAAGATAAGAACCCATTACACCAGAAACTGGTTCGTTGTAATTTGCTTCTTCAGATAACATTTCCGAATAATCTCTTTGAGTACCAGTATTTCTTGGGAAGTAAGACTCCCTTAGAGTTACTAGTTTCTCACGATAGTTTGCTTCACTTTCAAACTCAACACTTTCAGATAGGGAAGCGAGTTTATCTTTCTGAGAAGTCGCTAGACCTTCAGAAACATCACTTAAGATTACATCTGCAACCGACTCTGCTAGTCTTTGGTTTAGAGCAACATTTCTTTCGATTTGCTCGTTGAGTTTTGTCTCCATTTCATCAAGTTTATCTACCATACTCTCAAGTACATCATATCTATCTTCAGGGATTGTTACATAATGATCTTCAAAAAGACTCTTCATTCCAGTAAGGAATGATTCGGTCATTTCAGTCTTGAGTCCTTGCTCTACTACAAGAGCATTTTCTTGTAGCCATTCGTCAGACACGTACTCAAGATAAGAATCAACTCTTTCTACGAGTTGTTCTTTCATAGCATCAACTTCTTCGAGAAGTTGAGCTTCATAACGTGATTCTAATGATTCGTAGATTTCCGAAATCTTAGAATTGATTGCTGATTCAAAAATAAGTTTTGCCTTTTCTCTGAATTCTTCAGAAAGTTCTTCACCAGCAAGAAGAGCATCAACATCTTCTTCGATGTTGATTGATTCTTCCATTTTCTTTTTCTTTTTCTTGCTTTCCTTTTCGTCTTCGTCTTCTTCTTCGTTATCTTCTTCTTCTTCGTCTTCCTCGTCGTCTTCCTCGTCGTCTTCCTCTTTAGCGGCTTCTAAGAGTTCTTCGTCTTCGTCTTCGAGTTCTTCTTTCATCTTCTGCATTGCTTCTGCAGATTTGGCACCCTTATTGACAACATCTCTAACTTGCTTGAGTGTTGATCCGGGAATATTAAGCTTTGAAGAATCATCATCTGGACGATAATTCTCTGGTGTTGGACCTCCAAGGTCTTCCCAATCACCAGTTTGACCAGGAGCAATACCTGTAGTCAACTTCTGCATTGGTTCGCTTGCTTTTGCGTTTGCATTTACAGCAGAACGAGATTGTTTGGTGCCTGTTTCCATTTCTTGTAAGTTCTTACCACGGGACATTTGATCTCTCCGATTTACCTATGTTAAATCTATATTTATTTATAATTTAAAGATTTGAAAGAAATTCTTGAAACAAATTAACTTTATGTTCATCAAGAATTTTTTGATCTACAAGAGTATTAATTCTCTTATAAGTTTTTGTTGCTGCCTGTTCTCTTAAAATTCCACCATCCCATACCCATTCTTTTCCTTCCATAATACCCTGAACAAAGGCATCAGGAGCAGATGGGTCAGCAACAATGTCTGCAGCAGTAGCTAACATAAAGTCTTCACCGACAACTTTATATCCTTCATTTGTTTGAATTAATGAACCAACACCACGAGAAGAAACCCCAAGTGTTACACCTTCACCAATTAATGATTGTGCAATCTTGCCCATTGGTGTAGAAAGAAGTTGTGCTCTTCCTCTAAAATTATTTCCTTCACGGACAAGTGAAGTAATCATATGAGAAACACGATCCAAATTGATAGATGGTCCATCTGGATGACCAAGTTCTCCAAGGGCACGGCCTTTTTGGATGAAACAATCATTATATCTTTTAACTTCACGTTCTAAAATGTGAACTGGATAACGTCTTTTGTTACGATTTTCCGTATCACCTTGAAGGTAAATTCCTTCAATAAACATCTTTTTAGAAGCACCTCTTCCTTCGGTGATGAACTTGACTTTTTGTACTTCTTCTGTGATTAGTTTCATTTTAGGTTACTGATGCGGTTTGGACTTCTGCGATACTTACAGTTGTTGCTGCGGGAGCAAAAACAGAAACTTTTACGCTTCTAGATATAGTTGCATTTGTGACTGCAATTCCAGTTACAGATGAACTATTCCAATTTAGTGTAATTGATGATGTGTTTGTTGCAGTCACTTGGGTATGGGATGTATTTACTCCAACAGGATAACCACCAAAGATTGTTACGTAATCACCAATTATAAATGGATTTCCATTATTTTCACCAAATTCGACAACAGTTGTTGTTCCTGTAGTAATACCTAAGATTCTTTGTCTTGCAACTCTTTGCTTCAAAACATCAGAACTATTTGGTACAATCATAAAATCGTTTGCAGTTGCTACTGGATTTTCAGAAATCTGAATATAAGCAGCAGTTGATGCACAAGAAACACGAAGATATCCAGATTGAAGAGAAATTGCATTAGATGTTGTTGCGGTTCCGGCAGCAACACTAACAGCATTAACTGTTTGTACAATTCTAAATGCCATCAATCTTCCTCATCTTCCTCGTATTCTTCGTCACTATCTTCATCTTCATAATTTTCTATTCCTTCTTCTCCAAAAAGACTAGAAGCAGCGTAGGGTTTTGCTGCATCTACTCTTTCTGCACTTTTTACAAAAAGAATATCTTTAATTCTATCTGCAATTTGTGAAGGAGACCCATCAGAAACAATCATATCTACTAAATCGTCCATATTGTTATAATGTATAATAACTAAAAACTATTTATATCTCTCCGCCTTTCGGCATTTGTACTTGTGTTGCTTTTCCTTGTTTTTCTAAATCTGGTTCCATCATTGGTTGTCCTAAATTCATTCCACCAGAGGTATCTTGCATAGGCATTCCGGTATTTGGATCAATTTGTTGACTTGGATCTGGAATAATACCTGCTTCAATTTCTTTTTTGATTTGTTTGTCTATTTCTATCATTTCTGTGTCAGATTGTTTCAATACTTTATTTCTTACATATTCGGCAGAGAAATATCTACCAATATAAGGTTCCATTGCAGCAACAACACCAAGCTGGTCATTTAGAAGTTCGTTATTTTTTAAATCTGAAAAATGATTATCATAAATATAATCATACTGAATATGTTCTCTTAGAACTTCCCAATCTTCTGGAGTTACAATATTTTTAAGAATAAGTTGAGTTTTTAGCATATCGTTAAAAACTTCAGAAAATCTTTTTCTAAGTCTTCCTACAAATTTAGTAAACTTAAGTTCGTCTCTTAATATCTCAGAAGAACGTCCAAGATTAAATCCACCACCACCAATATCAATTCGACTTGATGGTACATTTAGTGACTTGTAAAGTTTCTTTTGGAAGTACTCAATATCAGCAAGTTCTCCAAGATTTTGACCACCAGGAAGAGTTGTGATTTCAGTTCCTCTACCACCTTCTCTTCTTGGTAACCAAAAATCCTCAAGCATCGCCATATACTTGCGATCATCTTTAATTTCTCCGGTATCAGCATTATAAACCAACTTATTGCGATAACGGTTCATAACGTCACGAAGATATTGTTCTGCTTTAATCTTTGGGAGATTGCCAACATCAATATAGAAAATTCTTCTTTCTGGTGCTCTTGATAGTCTATAAATCACAAGACTATCTTCAATCATTCTTAATTGATTGAGTGCTTTGATTGATTTGTGAAGATAGGAAAGAATAGTTTGTTTATTTCTATCCACAAGACCTGACGTTATAAAAGTAATAGCATCTTTTGTTATTTTTACACTCTTTGAATCATTTCGGAAAGATATAGAACCACCTGTTCCCATTGAAGAATTTGGATCATAAAGATAATATTCTTCAATTTTTGGTGCTTGGTAAATATCAATTGGATTTTTACTTCCACCTAAAGGAGTTGGAAAATTAGCATTTGGTCCAGTTTGCTCTGCCTTACGAATAAAACGAATTTTGAGTGGATCGATATACCTTATTTCTTGAATACCAGCAGAAGGATTTTTTAGGTCAATTACCTTGTGATAAAAAATCCTTCCATCTACATACCAGTTTCTAAAAATTTCGTGTGATTTTCTATCAAAGTCCATAATTTCTTTAATGGACTTAAATTCATCACGAATGATTTGTTTTAATTTATCTGATGCTGGAAGATTTGAAAGTTCAATTTCTACTGGAGAATCATTCAAATCTGATACGATAGCTTCATTTACCACATCTTCAATCGCACTATCACACTCTGGGTGTAGTGCCATTTCACGATATCTTCTTACAAGATCTTGTTCATTTTTATAGACACCTTCAATATCTACATATTGGCCATAAAAACCACTCTGAATATAAAAGTCTGATTTATCTTCCTCATTTGAAGGTACTGGAGAGACAAGTTTCTTCGACTTATCTACTCCAGTATCCTGTATTTTAAATCCAAATAATTTAGCCATCAATAATTAAAAATCAGTTTCTATTATTTAGGGAGTAGTTCCGAGTTGAGTTTTTCCTGTATCATCAAGAGCATCCCACCATTGAACTTGAAGATCTACTGTAAACTCTTCGATTGTATCTGCAGAATCATAAGAAAGGTCAATCGCACTTACAGAAGTTGGAAATACTCCGTAAAACTTATAAGCCTTGAGGACTGGTATTTGTTTACTAGAAGTAGTTTCGGTAGTACTGGAGAAAGAAGTTCTTCCTAGTTGTTTGACGAAAACATCTTCTTGGTATGTGGATGGTTCGAGTTTTCCGGCATTGTCTTCATGTTTGTTGATAAGGTTCATCCACTGCTCAAATGCAGTTCTGATTTTAAAGTCAGTATCATTAATGACTGTAATTGACCAAGGATCAAATGTACGATCTCCAGCAATTTTTAAATTTCTTCCCCTAAAAGGAACATCAATAACTCCAAGATTGGATGCAGGAAGAGATGCTGCTTTTACTAACATTCTGAATGTGTCATCTGGATTATAATCGACACCAGTAGGAAATGAAAGTTCACATTCAAATAAATTAGGTCTTGCTCCACCTCCAATAAGTTTACTTCTAAACTGAGTTAAAGTTCTATTAGTGGTTGTTTCTGTGTTTGGATAATTTGCCATTTTAGAATTCCTCTATTGAATTAAACATTTCCTACAACTTCTTCAAAACTTACGCCTGTGCGAGTAGCAACAAAAGTAAGTCCGATGAAGTTAATTGATCTTGCTGGTTTTACGAAAATATCAGCTCTAAATTGATTTGAATCAATTACAGCAGGAGTATTATTTGTTTCGTCACAAACAACTAAGAAATCAGTAATTCCTCTTTTTCCTTTTACATCACGAAGATATGGTTCAACGATATTTACAAAATTGGATCTTGTGATTGGATCATTAAATTCGAAGAGTTGTGCTCTTGCTGCTCTTTCGATTGATGCTTCGATTGTAAGGAACAAACGACGAACATTAATTCTATCAAATGCAGAAGCATAAGATAGAGCAGTTTTGTCGCCAAAAAGAATAATTCCAGCACCAGGAGAGAAAATAATTGGGTTAATTCTTCTTGGATAAAGAAGATCTCTCTGTGCTTGTGATGGATTATAAGCAAGTTTTACTGCTCCATTGATTGCACCTCTAGATGAACCAGCAGGAGAGACCCAAGGATACTGATTAATGGATGTTTTTGCCATTAATCCAGCAACATCAGCATTACAAGGAATATATCTGAAAGTATTATTGTAACTATCGACCACATACTTGTAACCAGAATCAAAAACTGCATAAGAAGATGAAGTTATTGGACTGAAGAAATCAATAATATTTTGTGTTTGTGTGTCAGAGTTAGTAACATTTACAACTCCATCTCTGTGTGGAGAAATGACTGCAATACAATCTTTTCTTTGTTCTGCAATAGAAATTAATTCTTTTGCTTTTGCTTGTGAATCATAAATTGTTGTTCCTTCACCAGAAGGTCCAGAAATTAAGAAATTGACTGAATATTCTGCTGGATTAGAAAGAATTCTGTAAGATGAGATTATATTTGCAGATGTTGCACCCATTCCGCCACTATTAGAATAATCAATACCACCAGTTAAATTGTAAGTTACATTTCCAGCAGCACTGAATGTAGTGCCTTGTGCATTTACTCCCCAATTTCCATTTCCAGTAGAGGTAAATCCGGTAGTTAATGCAAATCCAGTAGCAGTTCCAGTTGGTGCATTACCAGCAAAAACATATGAAGATTTTCCTGCAATATAATCTTTATAGTATACAGATTCAGATGGGGAAATTCTACCATCCAATGCTTTTGATAAGTAAGTATATTTTTCTAAAACATTTCCAGCAATACCAGTTACAGAACCAATATCATCAACAACTGCAAGGTGGAACTCGTCATTACGACTATTTCTTTCTGCACAATACTGTGAAGTTTTTGGTTTTTCTGCAATAGATTTCCAATAAATTGTAGTATTAGTAAGACCTAAAGTTTGTTGGTTATACCAATCTGACAATGTAGCAGAAGTAATTAAGCTAGTTGTTACACCTGCTGTGGTAATTACTCTAATTGAATTGGAAACAGTTGATGACGTAGAACCTCTAGTGAAAGTAAAAGTTGTAGTTCCAATACCAGCACTGATTGTTTTATCAACATAAATTGTGCTTGCTCCAATAGAAACAACCGTTGTTCCTGTTGATACACTTGCTCCAGAAACAATATCACCAAGTTGAATTCCAGTTGTTACAATTCCAGTAATTGAAACATCATATATCTCACTCAAATAACCAGAAGTTGTTGCAATTCCAACTGTTGTTGATATTGTAGATGTTGTTGGGGGTTGGAATGCGTATGTACCACCTTCGGTATAAGCAATTTGTGAAACTGTTGATCCTGATGAAACTGTTTCGGAAACTTTTACATATATTTCACTTGCACCTAAACCAGTAATAATTCCTCTCAAGTAACCAGTAGCAGAGGAAGTCGATCCTGCACCAACAATCACTCTACCCTCAATTGATTGTGTGATTCCCATTCCAACAGCTACACCAGTAGTTGATATGCCCGAAATAGTTTGATCAGCAAAAGCATCTATCGTACAAACTTTTAGATTATTTGCCCAAGTTCCTGGATTTCTTGCTGCATAATACCAAGAAGAATCTGTAGTATGATTATTGTTATAATCTTCGTATGAAGAAATTTTAATCGTAGTTGACCCATTACCAACAGTAGCATTTGCATTGTTTAATGTAGTTCCATCAGTTCTAATGACTCTAAGAATACCACCATACGAAAGATAAGAAGAAGCACTCATCCAATATTCATATTGAGAATCTGTAGATAATGGTTTTCCGAATGTTTTACGTAAATTATCTTCATTTTCAATTAAGATGGGAACATTTACTGGACCCTTTTGGAATGGTCCTGCAATTGCTCCAACTTGATCATTAGTTGCAGCAATTCCTCCAATAGTTAAATCAACTTCTCTTACCTTAACACCCGGAGATACTAAATTTAGCGACATGTCTTTCCCTCTAAAGAAGTTTCATTTTATCTAGAAGTATTTATAATTTACTAACTTTATCTATACTCCCACATATAGGAAACATCACCATATTCGTCTGTATACCATCTATCTCCATCATTATCTACAAAAGTTGTCTCTTCATCAATTCCATCAGTAATAAAACCAAAGGGAGACATATCTTGTTCTATTTGTTCTTTTTGGTCTTCATATATTCTTTTACGGACATCATTATCCGTCATTTCCTTAAAATAATCCTGAACAACTAACCAAGCAAAAATAACTAAACACATTACCAAATCATCATTACACCCTTCTTCCGCTTCAAATGATTGATTTTTTTGAATAAATGTGGTCAGTTCACTAATAATTTCGTAATCACTAAAGATTAGTTTATCATCTTCTATGATTGTTTTTAAATTTGAGCATCCAACTCTTTTTACTGTTTTGGACATTTTTACACCAAGTTGAGTTTTCTTTCCAGAAAATCCTTGTCCAACAAGTTGTCCTGCTCTTCCTCTCATCGCACACATTAAAATATTATCATATTCTAAATCAAAATGAAGAATACTTGTAACTTGTTCTCCAATATCATTTACTTCTGCTAGTACAAATGATTTATTGTATGCTTTTGCTACATCTATAATAATATTTGGAAATAGCATTGGTTTAATTTCATTATTACGATATTTTGCTACTATCTTATACGGAAAAGTAGATATATCAAAAACAACAAATGCAGAATAATCATTATTCAGTCCTCTAGATACGTCAACAGTCATAATATAAGTATGATCCTCCATTGGTTCTTCATAAACATCCAAACCACCACTTTTTTCTAATGGTTCATCATAAGTCAATACTTTTAACTTGGCAGGATTAACTAGAGTCCCAATTGAACCAAGAAACTCACATTCAAACTCAACTTGAAACTGTTGCTCACTTGTATTTTCAATTGTTTGTTTTTTCCAATTTTCATCTCTTCCTGGAACTTCTGACCAATGAACTTCTGTAGGAATATATTGATTTTTTCTTCTTTCGGCATCATGCCAAATTTTATAAAAATGATTCATCCCGTGAGGGGTAGAAACAATAATCAATTTAGTTGATTGACCAGAAGAAATAGTAGGATAAACAGAGCTGAAAAACTCGTCAGCGATATGATTAGGAACAAATGCAAATTCGTCCAGAAAGATGATATTATAAGAACCACCACGGACAGCAGAGGCAGAAGTAGAAGCCGCAAGAATTTTTGATCCATTCTCTAACTCTAATGACCCCTTATTCCATATAAGAACGCCTTGCTGCATCCATTTTGGGAGATTCTCATATGCTAACTGAAGTCGTCCAAGAAGGTCTCTAGCAGTAGACGCTTTATTAGCAAGAATCGCAATATTGACGTTATCATTAAATATTGCGTAATGAAGTAAATAAGCAACGACAGTGGTAGATTTGCCAGATTGTCTGGGCATCTTGCAGACGTTAAATCTATTATCATGGAAATTTTTGATGAGTTTTTCTTGAAACTTGTACATCTTAAATGACACAAGACCATGATCAAGAGAAACAATTTTTATATAATTTTTCGCAAAATATACAGGATCTTTTTTGCACTTTATAAATTGTTCAATTTGGTCTTTGGTAAATTCTATCGGCGTATTTGCCTTCTTTAATAGAGGATTACCCAAATATTGATCGTTACTCATTATTTATTCCACCTTAAACTGATCTAAACCAATTTCTATTAATGTTTCTTGTTGTTTAAAATATAACTTCACATAACACTTACAAATATTTTTTAGCAACTCAATATTTGTACAAGTGTCTAGTTCTCTTGAGATTTTTTCATATTCAAATATCTTACTTAAATTTTCAAGTTCAATAGTTTTTGGTTCCATTCGGTTCTCCTGTGAATAATAATGGTTTTGTTGGATCCTTTACAGAAGGATTAAATGACAATACAATTGCATTTGGATAAACTTTTCTAATTTCTCTTGTTACTTCTTCTTTTGTTGGTCTAGTAAATTGCTGAAAGAACATTTGAGTGGTAATATATTTACCTCTCCAGTTCAATAGTATTGTGTAAGTTGATCCACGAGTTTGTATTCTTAAATAACTTTCATCAACATTATTTTTTTTATTTCCCCAGTTTGCGGCACCTACTTTACGACATTTTACAAGTGCTCCTGATGCATAAGCTGAAGGCCAAACTTTATACCTTGATTTGACTTTTGTTTTACATGCATCTTCTTCTACATACTCTTCTGTTGCAACATTTATTGCCTTACCTTTTCTATCTGGGTTTGGATCTTCTTTTCTTTTTCTTGCTGCTGCTCTTTCTTCCTCTTCGGGAGACATTTCACCAGACATTTTTGATGAACCACACTTTGGTTTAGTGGTTTGACCTGGTTGGCGAGCACAAGGTTCTCCAGCATATTTTCCTCCCAGTTGAACCCATCCTGGTTTCCCATTTTTTGATTTACTTTTAGAAAACCAGTCGTGTAAAGAATAATCTCCTGATTTTCTTCCTTCACTAATACCTTTCATTCTTTCTGGTTTAATTAAATCAATAACTTCTAGAAATGTATTTCCATCTGCATCTTCGATTGTTACTGATTCATTTGCAGGATGGGGTCTAGTAGTATTATACTTAATCTGATTCTGTGATAATATTTTATTCGCCCCTGTATACATACTCCACATAACAGGACCATATTTGCATTCTTCTTTTGATTCTTCTTTTTTGCAAAGATTGCAATATCTTATTTCTCCTTTCTCCTCTTTTACATCTTTGAACTTTTTATGTTCTTTTTTGGCAGATGACTCCATTTTTTTGAGACGAGTATAATAATCTGGAATTTCATCTAAATGCTGAAGAGCAATATCCATCGCAAGTGTATGGTCTTTGGTATGTTCGTGCTCAATTGGTTCTCCCATATCCAATTGCTTCTGAATGAAAGAAACACTAAGACGATGTTTCTTTGCAATCTGTTCGACTGTTTTGTGTGATTTTATTTTTGATGAATGTGTTTCTTTTATAAACTGCTTAAAACTTTTCATAAGAAACTTTCTAATTATTTAGAGATATCTTCTGCATTTAAACCATTCTTAAGAAGTTTTTGAAGTTCTGCGGTAGATCCAACAAAAAGAGCATTTGTGACGTTTTTTGGTCCAGATATTTGTTCCTTTTTTAGTTCTTTTACTTTTTGGTGAATATCCATCAACTTATCTGTAGAATCCGCAACATTTTTAATAAGTTGACCAAAAACTTCATATGCCCTTGGTTGTTGTCCATCTTGAGCAAGTTCCAAAAGACTTGTTGCTGCTTCTTGTCCTTTTTCAATTAAACTATAAAGAGTTCCACGAATATAATCATAATCTAAATCCGAATGGTCTTTGTCTTCGATATTTTTTATTTCCTTTTTTGATTCTTTAATGATTTCCTTTGCAGTAATAGTCGCCTTAATGTCCAAAGTTTCATCTATCTTATCGAAATTATTTTTCATATATCAATACCTTTAGTTGGACTATAGATTCTACCATCACCATAGTCATAACGATATTCACTAAATCCGAAATCATCATCTTGTTGAATTAAAGCATCATCTGCATTATTAATAATATTAATATAAGAATTTGATGTATGTGGTGTTATTGTAGTGCCGTCCTGTCCTCTAATGACAGTGATTAAATTATTAGATATTTCTTTAACTAACATTTCTTCACTATCTATTTCAATATAATCATTTACCGAAATAGATATAGCATTATTTACATTAAATTTAGTAACTTCATCGTCTATATCTTGAGTAAGTGTAGTTGTATTGTCATTAGTGTAATCTTGAATTGCTCTTGGTTCTGCGACATATCTAAGTTGCCTAGAAGCATTTTTTCTATTCGTGTCACTATAATAATCAACTTGTACTTTTTTAATTAGACCACTTGTAGAATCTGGAATTGGTCCAAATAGATAAGTTTTTGCGGTAAAATTTAAATTATATATTATAGTTCTTTTTTCGTCATATCCACTTTCATAATTATCTTTAAAATCTATATTTTCAAGAATCATAGGTATATCTCTCTTCTCTCCAATCGAAGAAATTAAATCTATTGTCAAATTAAATGATGGTTGGAAATATGGAAGTATTTGTTCGACAATTTGAAGAGCATCTTCATTGTATTGCGACATAACCGAAAGTTGAATGCCTATGTTATATGGAACAGGCATAAAAACTTTATTTGTTGTTTTATTATCAGAAGTATTTAACGCTTTAAACGTTTGTAATGAGGAAACTTTTCTAGAATTATCATACTGAATATTAGTCATTTCAAATGCCAATCTAGGAAGAACAATTGAAACTCTTTTTCTTAAATCTGGTTTTTGTTCTAATCTTGCCAAAAACTTTTCAGTAGGTCCATATGCAATTGGTACTTTAATAATACTATAATCGGAATTGTCTTGTTTTTTGTGTTTAATGTTGATATTATTAAAAAGAGTCCCAAATGCTACAATAGTCTTTTTGATTATTTCGTGATAATAATATTGACCCAACATAATAATACCTTTTATTAACTATTTAGATTTAATAATCTCCAAAAGGATTTCTTTCACTAAAATCTAGAATATTGTCTGCTTCATTTTGTATCTGTATATTTTCTGCAAAAGTGTCATATTCATCTTGCGTATTGGTTGAGTATATTTTATAATTTGCATTTGATCCTCCAAAAGTTGTTCCCATACCAACTATTGTTTCTCCTGCTACAAATAATCCATTAGTAATTTTTACTTTTAGTGTTCTTGTGTCATAGTCCCAATCATCAACTTTCGCTTCTGTTCCAGTCAAAGAACCAGTAACTGTTTCGTTAAAGATATAATTTCCGCTAGAAATACCAATTGGCGATGAAATTCTAACAGTTGGATTTGATGTGTAACCAACTCCTGCATTAGTGTATCTGAATGCAGTTACAATACCAATTGAATTTATAAATGCTTGTGCAGTAGCATTTACTCCACCATTTGGAGCAGTAGATATAGAAACTATAGGCACAGTAGAATAACCAACTCCACCAGAAACCAATTCTATTGGAGACAAAGAACCAGAAGAAACAATTGCAGTTGCTATTGCACCGGAACCAGTTGTACTTATAATCTGAACTGTAGGTATAACTGTATAACCAATACCTGGATTTATAATTAAAATACTACCAACAGAATACGAATTTTGACCAGAGCGACTTGTCATAATGGCAACAGCAGTTGCATTTATACCTCCATTTTTTGGAGGAGAGATGGAAATTGTTGGCGTAGAAAGATACCCAAATCCATCATTAATTATATCAATTTTTGATACTGATCCACCATTGACATTTGCAAGATTTGAAGCAAGTTGAGTTACTGCAGATGCTGCTGTTGCTTCAGAACCAACCATTTTAAGTGTGGTAATATATCCAAAATCTTTCACAGAATCATCTACCTCTGGAATAGATGTATCAATATCATCATCTGCTTCATAGTCAAATACTTCACATTTCAATACATAAACATAAAGATTATTCAATTGATAAAATGGTGCCTTTCCTTCGACATATTTTATTTCAAATATTGTATTATCTAATGGTAAATAAATTATATCTCCTTCTTCTGGTCTTAAACCTATTTGTATCTGCGTATCATCTGCCACAAAAGAAGATATGAAATCTTCGTATCTTTCTTTGGAAATAATTAAAGTCAATTCATCTGTAGTTTGAACACCAAATTTTGACAAAATATCTCCATTTCCACCAAAACCTTGATAATTCGTCAAGTATGCTTCAATTCTATATCCATCGTAAAAATTAGATACAACTATTTCTTTTATGACACTTGTTTTATTTATAATTCTTCTTGGTATATAAACAATATCTTGTCCATACATTCTTAATTGTTCATTTATCAAATCTTGTACTAATCTTTGTTCACTAGCAGAACCTTGTAAAAAATATGGATTAAGTGGAGACATAATGTTATCCTATAAGGTCCATTGGAGGCAATTCGTATTCTGTTTTTAACTGGTGTTCGATCTCTTCTATCTCTTTGACTGCATCATCAAAAAGTTGTCTTCCGTTTAGTTGAACACCACCAGGAAGCATTACACCTTGGAATTTTATCATATTTTGTCCCCATTGTTTTTTAATTAAAGCAGTTACATATTTTTTTAACCACCAATCATTATATACACTCGAAACATCTGCTGGATTTACCATCCTATAACAATCAAAAATAAGATAATTAGTTGGACTCATTTGGCTCCAATCAATATCTAGATATAATCTATGATTTTTCTTATTAAATCTAGTTTGAATGTCTGGAGTAATAATTCTACTTAAATCCTCCAAATATGTCTTAACCATTGCATAATTTAAAAGATCAAGTGCTCCATAGTAATATAAGTCATTTAAAAATAATTGATATTTGATGTTAAATAAACCACCAGAAATTGTACTAGAATCTACTTTAAAAACGTTATTTACACCAATTACATGATCGGGAAGTTGTATGAAGTTATTAGATTCTGTATAAGAAACAGTAGTAATTCCAACATTGGAAGATGCAGTTGAAGTTGTAACTCCTGTTCTTATAGAATCTAATTGACTTTGTGATAACTGATGTTTTAAGAATACTTTTTCGATTCCATCATAATGTCTTTCATTGAAATATTGAATTGCATCATCAACTAAATCGTCAATTTGGTCATCATCTACATTAATTTCTAATACTGGATATCCAAGTTTTCTTAAACAATAATCAATTAATCCTTGGCGAGATGATGGTTGTGTCATTTTACAATACCTTCCTTTTAGTATTTATTGCCGTATATGAACTTACTTTAAAATCTGATACATTTATATTTTATTAGAATTTAAATTTATTAGTAAATTTTTAATTTCACTTAAATCATTTTTTATTGACTTGACTTCATCTTTTAAATTTTCAAATTCTTTTTTTTCTTTATATTTTTGTTCTGATATTTTTAAAAATTGATCATATTCACTTTTGTTTTTATTGACAATTGCATTAGAATTTAAATCTCTAATTAAATTTCTATCAGTTTCTACTATCAAATAATTATTCATTCTGCTGCATAAGAACGAAGAGCAATTGACCTAAAGTTTTTAATTCTAGGTGGTTTTGATTGATCATTAGATGTCATAATTACTTTAATCATAAAACCATTAAATTGTGGTAGATTGTCAGCAGTAAACTTATATTCACTAAATTGATTTAAATTATTATTTGGATTTACTATTTTATCTGGTGATCCATCGGTATTAAATGGAGTATAAATTTGTTGGAAATCTGAATTATCATTTCTGTAAAGTTTATACATAACTCGAATATCTGCTCCTGCAAATTTATGTCCATCAAATTGAACATAAAGTGAGTTTGATGGGAATTCCAAAGATATTTTTTTAGTTTCATATATTCCAGAATTTGGATCATTTCCTGGAATTTTACATCTACTATCAGTCTCAAAATTGTCAACTTTATCATCAATCAAGTTGCTAATTGTAATGATATTTGCAGTATTCAAATCAATAAATGGCGATACATCTTCTTTTGTTGTAGATAAAGTCATTTCAAGTGCAAATGATTTTTGATTTGAAAGTAGATTGTATTCATTTACTTTTGATGCCACAATTCTTGGACTATTGAGGTAATTCAATTTGTTTAAAGAAACATTTTCATATCCTTGATCTGTAAATGATGCCTCATTTCCACTGATACTCGTTCCTGAAGTTGTTTTGATTCTTGTTGTAATATTTGTTCCTGAAGGTGTAATTGAATTTACTCTTGGAGAAATAACTTCAAATGGAATATTTTGAGAAACTTCAAGATTTTTTCCACCGCCAGATTTGGTTGTTTTAAATGATTTTGATGTATCTGCTAATTTTAAATAATAACTATCAAATGTTTTTTCTCTTGAATCTACATTGTGTGTCTTGTTAATTTTTCTCAATGAAACAGAATTAAACTGATAAGTATATACCAATGAGTTTGCTGTGTGAGATGTCTTCAAACTATTGTCGATTGCTCTTCCAGTGATTGTAATATCATTTCCAGAAAAAGAGTTATAAGAAATTATTTCATTATCAATCAACAAATAACCAGTATTAGCAACACCTATAGCAGAACCTTCAAATGAAGTTAATATTCCAGCATTATTTACAGTTATTGTTGTTGATGTATCTGAAATAGATGAAGAAAGAATAGTTGGAGATATGTCACTATTGAAATTAATTACTTCCAATTTATTTGAACTTGAGTGCATTCCATGATTTCTGTGATCAAATAATAATGTATATCCATCTCTAATTGGATCATCATTAATAGAAGATGGAGCAGCAATTCCAGACGATGAACCAGTTGAATTGTAATACGTCAAAGGATTTGATGTATCGAATGATCCATTCACATCATCAACAACTAATAAGTTTGTGTTAGTGACAATTCCAACTGTTGCTCTTACGCCAGTTCCAGTATTTCCTAATTGATTTGTCAAAATCAAATCACCAACCCTATATCCATTTCCCCCACTTGTTACATTTAAATTAGTTACAGAACCACTAGAAACAGTGACTGTTGCAACACACAAACTTCCATAACCAGTTATTGCACTGAATCCAATTCCAGCAAAAGTCCCATCAGTTAATCCAATTCCAGTAGAAGATACAACCAAAGAAGTAGTTCCTACCCCAACTGAACCACCATAATCAAAAATATTACCATAAGATGATGTTTGAGTTAAACTATTTCCCTGAGTAAATGCAATAGTCGTATTTGCAATTGAAACATATTGTCTCTTTGAATATGAAGTTACTGGATTTTCCTTTAGAATCTTACCTTTTGGTAGATCAGAATTATAGAATATAAAACTAGATGGGGTATTTGTTACAAATTTTGCCTTAAAGAGTTTAAACTTCAAATCTTCAAATTGACTTGGATCCCAAGTTGATCCATTTTGCGATTTGAATAATGAACCCATATATGGTTGTTTATTGCTTATTGAACCAAGAATCAAATCTTCTTCGCCAACTCTAGATGTAAATGTTATGTATTTACTAGTAGGTGACACCAAAACAAGTGCATATTCATAACCAGATTGCAAATAGACTGGAGTTGAAAACTTAAATGTAGTTGGAGCACTTCCATCTTTAGAAAGTGGAATATCCTTTGGATCAACTTGAGTTTCCCCGAAAGGAACGATTATACTGGTTGGAGAACCTTCTTTCATAGTTCTAATTTGAATTGTTACTGGTGCAACTTCGTCTTTTGTTTTAAAGTAGACTTCTCCGCCAGTAACAAATACTCCGTCTTGATATTTGTCTCTCTCAATTAAGAAAGATTGAGCAAGAGGATCATACCAACCAGTATCAGAAACATTTGTTCTTGGTTCAATTCTATTTTCGTCAAGATTTTGCGTTATTTGTGATATTGGTTGATCAGAACCAATTTGTTTTCTTTCAATTTCTGGAGTTTTGATTGAAAGTGTTTGTTCTTTAGTGTTTTGTGCATATCCAGTAGCAAAATAAGTTGTTTGCGCAGAACTTTCACCTGGATCTAAATTGTTTGCATTTGTTGGACTTGTTGTAATTCTAATTGTATTCTGTCCAGTAGTAAATTTGGGATTGCTTGCAATTTTTGGATCCGGAATAAACAATGAGAAAATAAGAGTTCCTTTTTCATCGCTCTTTAAACTTAATTCATTGACAACTGCTTCGGCAGTTCCAGATTCATTTGCTATCACAGAACCTTTTCTAACCCACCCAGAATGTGTTGGATTCACTAGAAGTGCCAAATCTCCAGTATCAAGGTTTACAAGTGTGCTGGTGCTTGAGTATGATGATCCCAAAGGAGATAATGTATATGGATCTGCACTATAAGTTACAGTAGGTGATTTAAAATCGCCAAATTTATGATTAAGTTGTGCAACTCTAAATTTGATTTGAGGATTTCCAATTGACTGTGTTGCTACTGAAGTACTTACAATATCAGAAGTTGTAAATGATCCTCTTGTCATTGTGATTGGCAAAAGTTTTGGAGTGCAATATCCTGTTACATCTGTATTTTCAAAGAAAACATAATATCTTGTATTTGGTTTTAATTTATTTCCAACCACTTCAATATTTCTAGAACGACAATTATACAAAACATCAACTCCAACAACTCTATTGCCAAGACTTATTTTTTCTTCGCCTGCAGTCAATTTCAATCCAAAGGTTTTGTCTACTCCTGTTTGTTTGATTGTTTGTAAATAATCATTAGATAATGTTGTTGCAGTAGTAGTTATTTCTCTTCTACCTTGTCCCCATGCACCTAGAATATCAGTATTACCAGAAGAACTAATGACACGGCTATTGACTAGTTCTTCCCTAATAATTTCTCTTCCAGTCCAAGTTGTTTCGTGTGAATTCCAATAACTTGCAGACATTCCACCGTTTTCTCTATTCTCTACTCCAAGCAATTCTGCAACAGCACCAAAAGCGGAATCAATTTTTATTACATCTGGAGTTTCCAGCATAACTTCTTCAATCCAAAAATCAGATATTGGAGTGAGTTCAATTGCTCCAGCGTATAGTGCTATATGAAAAGGATTTATATTTTCTGTTCTGCTTGCAAGATTTTGAACAATAAATGGAACTTCAGTGTATTTTAAAGTTAATCCTACACCATTTCTTGTAATATTGTCAGATTCAAAATCTTCAATCCAACGATAGTCAGAATTTGTTGAATTCGATAAAGATGATTTTGTTTCAAAAATCAAAGAAACATTTCTTTCTGTCGATCTTGGTCTGCATTCTCCATTTTCCATATCAATATCAAATTTAGAATCACCAGTCAAATTATGAGATTCGTGATTTCTAAAAGTATCTACAAAAAATCCTGATTTAAATTTATCAAGTCCAGTATTTGGATCTTTGATTGAAAGATTTTTTGTATCAGTTTCAAGTAAAGAGAGAGTTGTATAATCTTCTAATGTTTTAATTCTGGTTTCAAGACTTCCAATATCATTCATAGTATACCTCTTATGGGGTATAGTTTTTATTGAACAATCGGTAGTAGCATTGATCATATAAGGATTCATTGAAATTGTTGCAACTTCAAATCCTTCATTGTTTGGAACTGGAAGTTTTGGATTTTCTGATGGTTCTCCTTTCTTTATTTCAAACAATCCATCTTTAGTTAAATATAATCTATCCAATCTTCCAAGATAATAAGAATAATCAACAACTATGGTTTCATTAGAAACCATAGTTTCAGAAGAACATTCTGAAAAATTTCTACTTGAGAATGAAAATGGAGATAATATGCTAGATGTAGAGTATGGTGAAACTTTTGGTCTTAAATCGATGTAGTCAGATGCTCGTACCCCCAATGCTGATGGTATTTCTTTCGAATAATTTAATAAATTGTAGCTATTTACAGACTCGACTGTTCCTGATGTTTCATTATTTTGATAATAATCAAAAATGATGCTTATTTTTTTAGTTGGTTCTGTATTTCCGGATGTTCTTATAATTCTCCCATAATCTGCATATTCTAATCTATGCCCATCATCAAATTGATAATTTCTAACAATGTTTCTATCTCCATTTATTAAAATACTAATAGTCGCAATTATAGAAGAAGTTTTAAATGTTATTGATTCTCCAATTTCAAAAGTTTTTTCATTTTCATATACAAACCTTATTTGATTTGATCCATCAACATATACAACACGAGCAAGTGCTCCAGAAGAATTTCCAATAAGTTGTTCTCCAATTTTTACATTATTTACAAAACTGTCAGATTGAGATGAAACTGTTAATGCGGGTAGAGTTGGATTACTAGTATCATTAGATTCAAAAACACCTAAAATTCTATAGATGTCTGGATAATTTAATGAAATTTCACTATCTTGTACTCTAGTTCCATATACTGAACTATATGTAAGACCATCGTTAAAAGTAGTTGCTCCAATTCCAGATCCACTATATTTTGATCTATTTACTATTAATTCATTACATCTAACTAATGTTTTTTCTTTAGATGAAAGTGATGTTCTTTTTACTGTGCAAGATAAAGTTGCATTTCCAGTCCTAGAAAGACTAGAAATAGTTAATTCTCTTAAATTTCCACTAAACGATACTTGTGCGTTAGTTAAAACTTCTTTTTGTCCTGTTTCCCAAGTTAAAATATAATTATCTTCTTTAAATGGTTCAAAGTAGATATTATTGTCTCCGAGATCACTCAGATAAAAAGTATATGTAGATCCTGTAATATTTTTTGAAATTTGTTTTCTTGCAATATATGTAGAATCTAATAAATTAATTGAAGAAACATATCTATTTTGTATATCAATTGTATACCCAGGATTGGATGCATTCTCTAATGATGGAATTACGACGTCAAAATCAACAACAGTTAGATCGAATCCAACAAGACCACCTTCACAAACTCCAATAACTGTAGATACACCAACAAGTGTCAACCTGGTTGCAGAAACAGTTGATACTCTATTATATGTAATTGTGCTAAATCCTGGTCTGGAATATTGTACAATATCTCCAACTTTTACTAGTGATCTAAAATCAGAAACACTTGGACTTGTTACTGTACTGACTCCTGTTGTTCCTGAAGTAATTGTAAATTGACTTGTTTCTGTAAAAACTTTTGCTTTTTGATCTAAAACCAAATCAGAAGTAAAAGTTGATACTCCAACTTGCCCATATACTGATTTGACATCAGTAAAGTTGTAATCTATTACTGATGTTAAATTTCTGCCTGCGTTAATTCCATTAACTATGATTGGTTCATTAATTGTAAAATTACCTTTGGTGTCATATATGGTTAGAGTTGTTCCATTTGAAATTGAATCTTTCAAAAATCCAGTTGCGCCACTATATTGACCTTTGATGTGTGAGTCTGCTGATGCAGTGATTCCAAATCCTATCGTAACTGAAGTATATGTTTGAATATCAAAAAGTCTTAAATTATATTGAGCAGTTGAAAGTCCAGAAACGGATCTTTGGTTGAAATCATAAACTCTAGCAACACCAATAGTCGATGCGGATCCAATTGTACGATTTCCATTTAATCTTTGATTTAATAAACTTACCGTATATGTTGTAGAAAATCCAATTTTTGGGGATCCATATGTATTAGTTGTTTTTACTAAATTTCCAATCTTTACAGGCAAACTTACGTTTTGTTTTGATTTTGTGGTTCTTGGTTTTACTGAATCTATGGATGAGGTAGATAATTTATCAATATCATAACCTCTAACATATGCTTTTCCTGGGGAAATTTGCAAAACAAAAATATCATCAGACGGGGTATTTCCATTCTGAGTTAATTGATTTTCGTAATATACACCTCTATTGGAAATTCTATCATTCAAAGATTCTCTTACGTCGATAGCAAATGGAGAAATGTAATAATCTCCAGACTCTTCAAAAGTTCTTCTTGCTAATTCTTCTTTAAAAATATTTAATTCTGTTTTATTAACAAATTTTTGTAATGTGCCTTGATCTACACGAATTAATTCTATAAAATTTTGATCATTTAAATCAGTTAATTCTTTTTTATATAAACTTACACTAAGTTTAAATCTATCAGCTCCAGGTGCTGATTCGTTTGGAAATCCTTGAGCATTATCAAAAAGATCTGGATTTTCACTTGATGCCGAAATAATTTCTTCATTAATTAATAAACCAATTCTATAACTAGGTGTATTACTATATTGGTCTAAAATTATTGTTTCTTTTTGTACTTTTATGAAATATCCTCTTATGAAATAAACCCCTTCATTAATTGAAGCAGAAGATCCAATTTTAGTTGCATTTGAATTTATGCATTTTGCAAATGAACTATTTGCTGAAATTTTGGTCAAAGAATAGTCAATATCTGAAAGTGTGATTAAATTCTCACCATCAATAAAAGTTTTTACATTTGGATCTATTCCAGCAGATTTGTATTTTACGTAAAGAGTATCAAATCCATCTATAGATTCTGTATCTGTAATTCTATTAACAACAGTTGCAGTTACGCCAGAAGTTTCTCCTTTTATTTCAATTTCTTCTGATACTAATATATCTGTATATGCTTTTACTGGTATATTTAAGAAATATGGATCAATTCTAACAGCAAAATATCTATCATCATAAAAAGTTGCTCCTGGAATAACAACTGATCCCTCTTTGAAAAAATATTGACCAAATTTTTCAGTTTGATTTTGAAGAATTGATTGTAAAGTGTTTAATTCTCTGGATTGAATTGGAATTCCAGGTTTGAATAAAACTTTCTTGTAGTTTTTATTCTCATCAAAATCATCAAAATATGGAGAGACATTTAAATTAGTGTTTTGTGTCATTTTTTAGAATTCTACTACAATTTTTAATTCTTCTTTTTGTGAAGCAGATCTTGTGATTGGGGATCTATTGTCAATGTAAATAATTTCGCCATAATATTTTTTTATATCTGGATTTGAAATTCCTTTGAAAAAAGTTTGTCCGAGTTGAATTACTTTTCCTCCAACTGTAATATTATTGCCCCCAAATGATTCATCTACAATTAATGGAGACCCAATGATGTCAGAACAATTTATTGTTGTTCCTGAACCAACAAAAGTATTTAACTTATATCCAGATACAGACAATGTTGATAGACCAACTGGTTGATAATATTTCAAAATACCAGTATTGCCATTCCAAGAAGCAACATATCCAACTGCAGTGGACCCAACTCCAACATATTGTTGTGTTATTAATTTATTTATTGGATATGTTGTGTCCGATGTATTGCCAGATCCCACTGGTTTTAATTTTAATGCACCAAGATTTGTTGCTGTAGAATCAGTTATTGGTTTTACTTGACTCCCATAAACAACTGGATTTTTAATTATTCCAATTCTTGAAAAATTATTTCCAATCACATAATCTGGGTCGGAATCATATTTTGAATGGATTATAACTCTATATGATCCAAGTTCTTTGTAAATATCAAATCCGTGACCACCAATAGGAGGAATAATTACTTCCAAAGAACCACCAGAACCTCCTGTAACCTCTGGATTTCCTCCAGAACCAACACCAAAATTTATAAATCCTCTAGTGTAGTTAGAACCACCATTTGTAACTTGTACTGTATCGATTTGTCCACCATTAACTGTTATTGATACTGTTCCTCCAGTTCCATCTCCTAATATTGGGATATCCGTAATAGTTCCGGTTGATCCACCACCACCAGAAAGTGTATATCCCAATCCTCTATTCTTTATAATTACAGTTTGTATTTTTCCATTCACTGCAGAATTTTTAATGGATTCTGTTGTTGAGTCTCCCCAAGTTTTTGGTACAGGAATATAGTTTTCAGTTGTAAATTTTAAAATGTCTGATGGTAAAATTGAATAAAGATACTTCCATAAATATCCATCATCTCCTGCTTGTTGTGGATTCGTATCTACGAAATTTGGCTCATATAATGATTTTTGTCCATTTGGGTATTCGGGATTTGATCCATTATTTAAGCAAATGTATACTTTATATTCAGAATTGACAACATAAAATCTAGATTCATATAAAGTTTTTGCGTCAGTTTGTGGAGTAGGATTATCTATGCTGTAATTATTTCTATACATATCATAACTTATACCAGATTCCCAATTCACTCTAGGTATAACTCTAGCAACATCATTAGATGTTATTCTTTTCAAAAATAACATACTATCAAAGTATGAATTTTCATCACTAAATGAATCTTTTGGTTCTGGTGGTTCTTGCCAATCAGGATTTGGATGAGCCAAAAAACTATAATAATAATTTATCGTATTGCCAATCCCAGTAAAACTTTGAATAAAAGTTTCAGTATTTAATATTCTAAATTGATCAGTAATTATAGCGGGCATTTTGTATCTTTTTGATTATTTATACATCAATTAATAAATTAATCTTAATTGCAATAATCTAGAAACGTGTGCTGATGTTTCAATTCCGGCAGTCCCATTTTGATTGTAAAATTGAAATGATTTGGAATTTGAATTTCTGGATATATTAATCGAACCCCAAGTATAAGTTCCATAAGAATTAAGTTGGGGTAATGTGGATGTATTTATTCCAGAAATAGATTTTACATTTGAATATACGCGGAGAGTACTTGATCCCACGGAAACAATGTTACTTGCATAATAAACATTATCAATAAAACTATTACCAACGGAAACAACTGAAGTTGAATCGTTTTTTATAGAAGTTACCCCATAACCAATTATTGTATTTTCTATAACAAAATAATCACCTGTCGAAATTCCTGGTCTAATTACACTTCCGAGAATATTTGGATCTGGTTTTATGTCAAAAATAATCATAGGAGATGATGTGCTTATTCCAGTAGCACTTGTCGCAATTCCAACAATAATTCCACAATCTCCAGAATATGTGACTTTTTTTATCTTTTCGGTTACTGCAGTAGTTCCCAAACCAACAATAACAATATCATTTAAAGTTTGTGATAGATCATCCAATGCACTAAATAACGGATAAGTATTTTTTACATAAATTTTAGAATCAGTGGATGCAACTGAAGCGATAATATTTGTACTTGGAAATATCTGTGTCTCTAGATAATCTCTTTGTTTTGATATTTTAACTCCATCAATAATAAGATCAGAAGATTGTTTTGACCAAACTACTGGTCTCAAGAATCTAGAATTTGTGACTATTCCCACACCACCATAGGTTTGTGTTTCGACGCTATCTGAAGCAATTAATTCATAAATGATTCTTTCGTCTTGAGATGAAGTGTTACCTTGATTCTGTAATCTTAATCTATCTCCTGGTTTTACGGATTCATTTACATCAATAATTAAATAATCTGTCGAAGATCCAATATAAAAATAAATTTTTAATTTACTTCCATATTTTGGTGCTTCTTGGAATGTAATTCTGGTTCCACCATTAAAAATATAATCTTTTTCTGGTTTTTGTAATACATCATTTAAGAAAATGAGTAAATTATTTTTCAAAATAATTCCAGAATCATTTTGTGCATTTATACTATAATATTCTTTAGTAACTATAGTTCTTGTTAGTAAAAATGATCTTCTAGAACTATTGAATAAATTGCTAAAATCATCAAGTTCTAATAATTGTCCAAAAGTCCAACCAGAAAATTTGCTTTGATATTTATTTTTTACTGTAATTTTAAATGCAGAAGTTCCAATACCAGTCCTAAATGGTATTCCAGAAAGAGTCAACACATCACCGATATTGTATCCATATCCACGATTTTGTAAGTCAAATGAAATTATACTTCCACCAGTACCAACTACTACATTCATTTTTGCTCCAATCCCATTGCCACCAGTTAATGATAGATTTTTGTATGGGTATGGTTCATCTATAGTGACTATGGGTGGACTGGAAGTAGTATATCCACTTCCTGGATTTACTACTGTAAATGAAGTTATGATTCCATTTGTTATTGATGAAATAATTGATGCTCCAATTCCAATTCCAAGTGTATCTGCAATAGAAACTCCAGGTGCGACAATATATCCAGATCCTCCAGTTGATAATCCTATTGATTGAATTGTGCCACCAACAGAAACAGTTGCATACCCAGATGCTCTATATGGTGATTGATAACCACTTCCATTTGTTGCATCAAATTCATTAATTACACCACCTCTTGGTAAATCTTTGTAATTGGATCCAGTAAAAATAATTGTTTGTCCAGTTCCCACAATTTGGTAATCTGATTCTAAAATAGATCCAACATCACCATAAAATGGTTTTTGGAAAATATTATTGACTAAAACAATTCCAAAACTGGTTTGTATTCCAGACAAAGTTGTTCCATTTGTTTTTAAATCAAATTTGTTTTGGATACTGTCAAATGATTCTGAAATATCATCAATAATATGATTTGTATCATAATTCAAACGATAAAATACTCTTCCTGTAAAAGATGATTTTGATGTTAATGATCCAATTCCTGTTGGACCATAAGGAGCATCTGAAAAATAAATTTTACCATCCTTTATTCTATAATCTCCAGACAATACGGTTACTGCTGAACCAACAGTATGTGCTGATGCAACAGATCCCATATAACTTCTATCAACATTGAGAGAATTGGTTGATCCAACACCAACTAAATTGACTTTAATGATTTCATTATCTATTTTTAGTAATGATTTTCCTTGAATTTTTGAAATATTATTTAAATAAATTATTGTTGTGGTCAATCCAACTTGAGTTGATAAACCTACTGATACACTCTTTCTTGATAATGGACTTTGAATTATGTTATCAATAGTAATTAAACATCTACTTGTGGCCAATTCCGATTCAACTGAAAGACTATGTTGTGTTCCAATTCCAGAAGAAGTGAATGTTATTGCTAATCCAGAAGATGCTTGAGATGATCCTATTGCTAGTTTAATTGTATCTTTGGATATTTTAATAGCATACACATCAGATGGCAATACAGTTGTTGTTCCAACACCAACCACTGTTGTTGTTACAATTCCAATTGGTGTTCCTCCATTTGAAGAATATTTCAACATCTCGCCAGTATTAAATTCATGATCAGAAATTGTTATTAGTGATGAAGATGTTGTTATTCCAGAAGAGTTAAAAATTTTATATAATAATGTATTTCCATTGTTAAGCAGACTAAATGAAGTCAATCCAACAATCTGACCACCAAGAGTAGTTGATATTCCTGTAAATTGTGAACTAATATCATCAATTTCTAAAACTTTATTTGTTCTTGATTCATTATAATCTGTGATGATTTTGGAATCAAATTTAATTATCTTTGATAAAGATTGATTGTTAGTATCTTCGGAAGCAAGATCGTAGTATAATCTATCATTTACTGAAGCTGAACTTAGTATTTCAACATTTAAGTCAATTTTCGAATCGGATGATTTTATGGAAGATGATTTGCCAATACCGTTTAGTATTTCTAAATTAGAAAAGTTTTTAAACCCAGATGTATGAGTTAAACTATTGACTGATTCTTTCCAAACATCATATTCAACTTCTCCTTTTATGGAATATGAAAATCTTTGATAATAATCACTATCTTGAATTCTTTGATTGTCAAAATTCAATTTTCCTTTATCTGTATTCCAATCTTTATCTTTTTTGACAGTTGAATTAACATTCAAATCAAAATCAAATGAATATGTAGAATCAATACTTGATTTGTAATTTCCTATAGATCCTTTTATTTGACCATCTTCATTAAATTTTCCATCAATATTAATAATTTTTAAAGTTTGTGCTTCTGAATCCCAACCATTTTTGGAAACATATGCGGTCGCATTGTTGCTTAATTGTGTTATCTTTTCTCCTTCTAGAAAATTAATTTTTTCAAATTCTGCATTAAACGTAGACAAATCATTTGCTTTTATGACTCTACCAAAAGTTTTTGTTGAATCAAACAATCCACCAGTATTACCAAGACCAGAAATTGAATACTTAACATACTCTGAACCAGAAATTGTGTTAATTCCAGTGACTGTAAAATACTTATACCCATAATCACTTGAATTATAACCATCAGATGAATCAGTTATTAATACGTTTTCTACAAAAATTTTATCTCCTTGATTGAATGGAAATTCAGTAAATCCTGAAAGTGGAGCTTTGAGATATAAAGTATTGATTTTGAAATTTGATGTTGCGTTAATAATACCAACTCCATTTGAATTATTGATTGGTAAAATTCTAATGTCATTTGACAATCCACTATCATTTGAAATAATTTCTATTTTTGATACAGAACTTCCTTGTATAGAAGTTTTCGTTAAAACTGATGAGTTTCCAATAACAATAACATTTGGTGCAGAAGTATAATTTTTACCACCACTAGTAATTCCGATTGCTTTTAATTTATATACATTTTTTAATTTTAAAATAGTATATACATCTGCTTTTGGTTTTAATGTTTTGTTATTTGAAAATTCAAGACCTTGATTTATAACTCTAACATCTTTTATATTTCCAATATCATTAGATTCAATTGAAAGGATACCATCAAATCCTTCAATTGATCTTATGGAAGATATTTGAGGTATTTTTTGTAAATTTAATCCAAAATTAATTGTTTTTATTGAAAATATTTTTCCTTTTGTATTTTGAGAATCTGTAGAGTAATACGCAGTCGAAAAACCAGATGAAACATATGATGTTGTCTCTGCTGTTCCAACTAAAGTAAAATCAAATGAAGTTGTTCCAATTCCAGAAACAATGTGAGATCCATTGTATATTGATTGTTTTACTTCTATTAATGAATAATTTTCAACATCAGTATTTGTCGATGATGGATAAGTATCTGTGAATTTTATGTCTTTTCCTTCAATTCTATAAAAGAATTGATTTGCAATTGAATCACCAATAGAAATGTTTATTCTTGATGAAGGATTTGAATCTCCAATTGATCCATATTTTCTTATTAAAGTTGAAGTGTATTCTGATTTAAATTCATTGTCATAATAAAATTTAATATCATATCCAGACAAGCTAGTATCCGATACTGCTATAGAAACATTATTTCCTCTGTAGAAAGTTAATTTTGGATTTATTAATGATAATTTGTGAGTTCCTGAACCATACGAAGAAATTCCAATGTATTCATAATCTAGTTTGGAAGCATTGTATAAGTTTGATGCTAGTTTAATGGAAGAATTTGATGTCTTTATGATATAGTAAATTCCATTATTCGTAAGAGGTGTAATTGGATTTGATGCAGTGTATACTACAATATCTCCAGTTTTATAGTTATGGTTATTAATTGTTATTGTAGAAATTGCAGTGCCAACGCCAACTTCTGTTGATGCGAATGTAACAGGATTGACGACTAATTTTTTTATAACATTATTGAATTTGAAATCAAAATATTGATTTGATTTTGGTAATATGTTTAAGTTTATATTATCCCCTTGCATCAAATCAATTGAATCATTAACAGTTACTGTAACATTTACTTTTTTGGAATTTCCTGTTACTTGATTTTTGATGGATTCAAACTTATGATTTAATCCTGTATATGAAACAAAATAAACAGAAGAAGTTGTAAATCCAACTTTTTCTGTAGAAACTCCAATATATTCATCACTAACTTTAACACAATATAGATTTTGGAAACTATTTAATTCAAATGTTGGAGTGAGAGAACTATTTTTTGATGCAATTATTGTAGAACCTATAGAAGTATAAGAAATTAAATCTCCAGTATTAAATTTATGATTTGGGAGATATATTGATTTTGGTGGAATAGATTTTACAATATCATTATTTCCAGAAGTTGCTACGATGACACTAGTGTAACTAGATCCAATTCCAACAGAAGTATTTGGGTTGAAATAATATGAATAATTTGTTTGAATATTTGATGATATTGGTGAATTGTTATTAAATGTAAATGATTTTGGTAACAACCGAACTATACTTGTTGCTGTGTGTGCTGATCCAACTGTATTGTTGTATGCTCTTTGTACTCTGTATCTATTATTATAATTATCAAGATTTAAAATTAATAATTGTTCGGATTCGATCTGTATGATACTGTTGGGTGTGAAATTACCATTTGAAGATGGATCTGAAATTGAAATAAACGTGGTAATACCAGTAGTATTTGTATTTCCAATAGAAACAGATAATGATGCAACTATTGATGAAACACTAATTGTCTTTAAACCTTCTGTAGATTTATATAATGCCGATGAAATGCCAGAAATTTCAATAATATCTCCATCTACAAAATTGTGAGGAACTGTGCTGAATGCAGTAACTTTTTTATCTAAAAATGAAAATACAAGATTGTTATTTGTAATTTCAGAAGATGCAATTGATACAATATTTTTTCCTAAAACTTCCTTTACGCTGGAATTGACATTTGGTGCATTTGAAAATACTACATCATCTCCAACTTTATAATCAAAACCACCATCTTTAATACTAATTGTAGAAATTCCAGATTTTTTTGTAAGAATTACTTTCAAATCAACATTAGAATTGAAATTATCATCAAAGAAAGGATATTTTTTATATTTCTCTGATATTCCCTGTGGTGTAATATTTCTTTTATATTCTCCCGTGTTTAAATATGAATCGGATTGAGTTTTCAATACATCATAATTAAATAAATCAGTTGCATTATAATGCTTAAACGTTATGTATGGAAATACTGGTTTTTTATTTACATCCAAAGTTGAAAAATAAGCATATGTTCCATTTGGAAAATCAGAATTAACAATATATCTTCCATTGTATTCATCAAGATCACCACTATTATCAAAATTATAATCTTCAATAAAATATCCACTTGGATATGATGGTCTTAAACTTGCATCAGAAATTGGAGTTAATTTATATCCAGATAAAATTCTTTTTAGACCACCAGTTCCAGAAGAATCGGCAATGCTTTTTGCATTTCCATATGGACCATAGATTGGATTTCCATCATATGCCCAACCTATAATTGGTGAGTGCGAATTAAGTTCATCCAATTCTTCAAAAGTAGTTTGATCTAAATTATCATTTAAAATTTTGCGAATTTCTTTTGTTGCATAATATGAACCTATTTTATTTTCTTTAAATCTTGCTTCAGATGGAATTTGTAAAGTTCCTTTTGTGGTTGTGATACCTAAAATATCTTCATATTTTTCTACTGCGTTTATTGACCATTT